AGAATATAGAAATCTTATAGGTAAAACAGTTGATGCACAAAATACTCTTACTGGAAGTATTACAGAAACAGGAGATGAAGGTACTGTTGCTTTGACTGACTTACTAAGTCCAATGGCAAAATATCAACAATCAATTAAAGATGTAGGAGATAGTTTAGAACAGGTTGGTGCAAATTCTATGAAAAAATTTGAAGATTCTATAGTTGATGGTTTGATGTCAGGTGAAATGTCTTTTAAAAGTTTTGCAGATTCAGTAATTAAAGAGCTTTTAAGGATAGCAGTACAACAGACAATAATGAAACCATTGACCAGTATGTTTGGGGGTTTGTTTAGTTTTGATGGAGGTGGTTTTACTGGTTATGGTGCTAGAACAGGTGGTGTAGATGGTAAAGGTGGATTTCCAGCAATATTACATCCAAATGAAACTGTAATAGATCACAACAAAGGACAAGGCATGGGTACTACAGTTAATTTTAACATTAATACAGTTGATGCTGCTGGTTTTGATCAATTGTTGGTACAAAGAAAAGGTACAATTACACAAATAATAAACAATGCTATGAACAATCAAGGCAAGATGGGTATAGTCTAATGTCTGGTGCATTTCCAACAAATCCTAGTTTTAGATCTTTAAATTTTAAAGACAATAGACCAACTTTAGTCAATCAAACATTGTCTGGTCGTAAACAAGTTAGACAAATAGGTAGCCAGTATTTTTCATTTACAGTGCAAATGCCACCTATGACACAAACAGATTCACAAGCAATATTTGCTTTTTTACAAAAACAAAAGGGTAGTTTTGAAAATTTTACTATAGCTCATCCCTTAGATAATTTAGGTGCAAGTAAAAACGAAACCGATATTTTAGTTAATGGTTCTCATACTACGTCAGATGCTTCTATTGCCTTAGATGGTTTTACTGCAAACACCACAGGTGCATTAAAAGCTGGTGACTTAATTAAGTTTGCCAATCATTCTAAAGTATATATGGTGCAAACTGATATAGATTCAGATGGTACAGGTGCTTTAACAGTTTTAATCTCTCCAAATTTAATAACTACTTTAGCTGACAATGAAGCAGTAACAGTCAACAAACCAAGTTTTACAGTTTATTTAGAAACCAATGAAATAATGTATACAACTGATCCAACTGGTTTATTCACCATTTCATTTGACGTTAGAGAGGTTATTACTTAATGCCAAGAAGTTTATCGACAGCACTACAAACACAAGTTTCAGCAGATGCAACTAAAATTGCTTTTTTAGTAGAGTTAAATTTATCTACAGTCATAAGACTTACAGATTATTATAGAAATTTAATTTTTGATTCAGAAAGCTATGAAGCTGGTGGTGCTTTTTTAGAAGTGGATAACACTACAGAATCAGGTAAATTAGAAATAAATGATATTAAAATTACATTTTCTAACGTCACAGATAATGTAAGAACTTTAGTACAATCTGGTGCTTTTACTGACAAGGAAGTAAATATACTTTTAGCTTACTTTGATAACAATGAAACTATAGTGGGAGCTTTAAATTATTTCACAGGCAACATAAGTTCAGTCGCTATAACTGAAACAATAGACAACACAGTTTTAGGCATACAAGTCGCAAGTCATTGGTCAAATTGGAATCTTACTAGAGGCAGACATTTTAGTGATGCTTCACAACAAGAATTTAGTTCTGGTGATGTTGGCATGGAATTTGCTTCTCAAGTTAAAAAAGATGTTAGGTGGGGTAAATGATTTTTAGTGCAGTAGTAGGATTTTTTAAAGGCGTATTAGCAAAAAAAGTTTTTGGCTTTACTATTGGTACAATAATTACTGCTACTTTCACAGCAGCAACTTTCATTATGGGTGTGAAAGCATATCGAATGATGAAAGATATGCAATCTCAGGGTCAAGATATTTTAGCTAACAAAACATCTGCTGGTGGCAAGATACCAGTCATTTATGGTGCAAGAAGAGTCGGTACGCAAATTATTTATATGGACACTGCATCTAATAATTCAAAAGAATTATTTGTAATTTATGCTCTAAGTGTCGGTGAAGTAGAAAATATAGACGGTCAAAGTATAGAGCTTGATGGTAATTTAATTTCAGATAGTAACAGATTTAAAGATGGGGGTTACATTGGTTCTGATAAAATTAATTCAGGTGCTGGTAGTTTAAATACTGCAAATAATACTAACGCAATTACCACAGTTACAGCAGGTACATTTGGTACTAATCCAGCACTATCTTATCGTATGGTATTTAATCTACATCATGGTGCTGCTACACAAACTGCTGATCCAATGTTTACAGCTTCAATTGGATCGCAATGGACAGCAGCACATAAGTTAAATGGTGTAGCTTATATAGCAGCAAAATATAGTTATGACACTGAGGGCATGTGGTCAGGTGTGCCACAACTTACTGTCATTGTAGAAGGAAAAAAAGTTTTTGATCCTAGAGATAGCACACAAACATTTGGTACGATTTCAACTTATAAGTGGTCGGATAATCCAGCTCTATGTTTTTTAGATTACATTACAAATGATGAATATGGAAAAGGTTTACCAATAGCTAAAGTCAATACTAGCACATTTTCTACAGCAGCTAATATTGCAGATCAAACCGTCAATCAACCTGATTTCAATGGTTCAGAAGCTGCGATAGCTTGGTCAGGATTTAATGATAATAATTTTGCTATTATTGCAAATTTTAGTGATTGGAGAAAATTTAAAGTTGGTGAATTAATCACCTTAAAAGATGATTCTGGTAATACTGTAGTAAATAACAGAACCATTACTGGTGTTTATCAAGAAAATATATATGGCATAGGTAACAAATACAGAGTTTATTGGAACTCTCTTTATCCATTGACACAAGATTATAACGTCACAGGTACTTCAGGGAACACTGCAATTGCAACTGCTAAAAGATTTCATTGCAATGGAGTTATAGATACTGAAAAAAATGTCATGGAAAACGCTAAAGATTTATTGAGTAACATGCGTGGCATCTTTAATTACATAGAAGGTAAATATGAACTCATAATTGAAGACACAGGTTCTAGTATTTTTTCAATTAATGACAGTCACATTATAGAGGATGGTGGTATTTCTGTAGATTTTGGCAGTAAAGATCAAAAAGCTAACAAAGTTATTGTGGAATTTTACAATGGTCAAAAGAAGTACGAATTAGATACTGCAATTTCCTTACACTCAGCAAGTCCAAATTATTTTTCAGATGATGGTGAAATACTAGAGGTCAAGGCAGAATTTCCATTTATAACCGATAGATATATTGCTGACAATATGGCAAAAGCTATATTGACTCGAAGCAGATACCAAACACAAGTTTCTTTTCTAGGTACGTCAGAAATGTATAAATTAAATGTTGGAGATATAGTTGATTTGACTTATGCAGGTTTGGGTTTTTCAGGCAAAGTATTTAGAATTGAAGCTTTACAATTACAAACGAATGGTTTGGTCATGGTGAGTATGATTGAATACTTTGACGTGTATACTTGGCAAGTACCCGCACAAGAACCAGTTGCAGATACAATGAACAATCCAAGTGCTTTTCGTGTCGTAGCACCAGCTAATTTAGCTTACACAGATACTAATTCAAGCAACATTGGCAGACCTTTTTTAGCTTGGGATACACCAACTAACTACCCTAATTATCAATATCGAGTCAATGTTGTAGATAGTTCAGGTAATCAGGTCTTGAACAGAATAGTTGATGTTGAATTTGTAGATTTGTTTTTTATCAAGACAGGTTCAAACTTTGTAGCTTCAGTTACTTCCTTAAATCAATTAGGTGTAGAATCTAGTGCTACAACCTTAACTTTTAGTGTTGCTCAAGCTCCAATAGTAACAACTGATATACAAGATGACACAGTAACTACAGTGAAAATTGGTGATGCACAGATCACAAATACAAAAATAAACGACATCAATGCTGTTAAAATTAACGCTGGTACAGTAGATACAGCTAGGATAGATGTAGCAGGTATTATTAGTGCTGGTTCTTTGTTAACTACTACAGCTACAATAAGTCAGGCATTAAATGTTGGTAGCGGCACATTTACTGTTGATTCTTCGGGTAATGTGGTTGCCACTTCTGTAACTGTTACTGGTAAATATAATGCAAAAAACATATCAGGAACAGGAGAAGCTGGTTTATTTTCTGAATTGTCAGATAGTGTTACAGGTGGTAGTGATCCCTTAAGAATATTATGTCCATCTGATGATACTGATAAAGATTTTTTTATTCTTATGGGCAATGATCCATATAGCATGGCATTTTCTAGTGGCACACCAACAAGTGCTAATAAAGGTCTTTGGTTTACAGGTACTGGTTCTATTTATATGGGTGGCACTAATGATACGTTTGCACCATTAGCAGATAATTCAAATGATTTGGGTGCTTCAAACTATAGATGGGATGATATTTATGCAACAAATGGCACAATACAAACTTCTGATGCAAATGATAAAACTAACATAGAAAACACAGATTTAGGTTTAAGTTTTGTATCGCAATTGACTCCAAGAAAATATAAATATGTTGATGGAAAATCTAATAGAACTCACTATGGTTTAATCGCACAAGAAGTAAAAAGTGTATTAGATAATAACAATATTGATACATCTGATTTTGCAGCTTATGTTGAAGGAGAAATTTTAGATATTAGCAATCAAGGCACTGGCGAATACAAATTAGGTTTAAGATATAGTGAATTTATCAGCATTTTGATCAAATCAATACAACAATTAGAAGAAAGAATAAAACAATTAGAGAATTAAAAGATATAATAGGTATTTATTATGGCACAACACGATTATAATTTAGCGAATCAATCAGGTGCAGATTTTCGTGCCGATCTAAACAATGCACTAAGTGCTATTGCTACTAACAATAGTGGCAGTTCACAACCAAGTACAACTTTTGCTTATGAATGGTGGGTTGATACTTCTAGCAATGTTTTAAAAATTAGAAACAGTTCTGACAATGCTTGGATTACTTTACCAATATCTGTCACAGCAGATAATACAGTTGATATTAATGGTGGTACTGTCAATGGTATAACATCTTTAAGTTTCAGTTCTGGTTCAACAGTCACCACAATTTTAGATGAAGATAATTTAGCTTCTGATTCTGCTACAGCATTAGCTACCCAACAATCCATTAAAGCGTATGTGGATTCACAAGTAACTGCACAAGACCTAGACATTACCGATGGCAGCAGTTCGATATCTATAGATTTAGATTCTGAATCTTTAGGATTGTTGGGTGGCACAGGTATAACCAGCACAGCATCTGGTAACAATGTAACTTTTGCAATAGGTCAAGCAGTAGGTACTGGTGATAACGTGCAATTCAATCAAGTCACATCTGCTTTAGTGGGTAATGCTTCTACAGCTACAAGTTTACAAACAGCAAGAACAATCAATGGTACAAGTTTTGATGGTACTGCCAACATAACTTTTGATAGTGATGCAGTTAGTGAAGGTTCAGCTAATTTATATTTTACTAACGCTAGATCAAGAGCAAGTATTTCTGAGAACTCAACACAGCTTTCTTACAATTCATCTACTGGTGTTTTAACTTTTACGCAAGGTGACACAGATACAGTTAGTGAAGGTTCAGCTAATTTATATTTTACCAATGAAAGAGTAGATGATCGAGTCAATGATTTATTAGTTGCTGGTTCTGGTATTACTTTAACTTACAATGATGGTAGCAATACTTTAACAATTGCTGGACAAGTTGGTGATATTACTTCTGTCGTAGCTGGTGATGGTCTTACAGGTGGTGGTACTTCTGGTGATGTTACTTTAGCAGTAGGTGTGGATGATAGTTCTATTGAAATAAATTCAGATGCTTTGAGAGTCAAAGCAAGTGGTATCACAAATGCTATGTTGTCAGGTTCAATAGCTAATGCAAAACTCAGTAATTCAAGTGTCACAATAAATTCACAAAGTTTAACTTTAGGTGCAGCACTTACTTTAGATACTGACAATATTGGTGAAGGCAGTTCCAATCTTTATTACACAGATGCCAGATCAAACTCAGCAATAGATGCTAGGGTCACACAAGCTTTTGTCAATGCTTTGAATGTCAATGCTGCTAGTGTTGATAACAATTCGGTAGCATTAGGCACTAAAACAACTGGTAATTATGTTGCCACAGTAGCTGGTACAACCAATGAAATAGAAGTATCTGGTTCTGGTAGTGAAACAGCAAGTGTGACTATTGGTTTGCCTGATGATGTAACTATAGCTGGTGACTTAACTGTCAATGGCACTACTACAACTGTCAATTCAGATACTTTGTCTGTAACTGATCCATTAATAAAATTAGCAAAAAGTAATAGTGGTGCAGATTCTTTAGACATAGGTTTCTATGGTTTATACGATACATCAGGTTCACAAGATTTATATGCTGGTTTATTTAGGGATGCTAATGATTCAGGTAAGTTTAAATTATTCAAAGACTTACAAGTAGAACCAACCACCACAGTCAATACTTCTGGCACAGGTTATGCAGTTGGTACTTTGGTTTCTAATTTAGAAGGTAATGTAACTGGTAATGTGACTGGTAGTGCTGATACTTTGACAACAGCTAGAGCCATAGCTTTAAGTGGTGACGTTGTTGGTACAGCTAATTTTGATGGATCTGCTGGTATATCTATTTCTACTACAATTCAAGCTAATTCAGTTGCTTTAGGAACTGACACAACTGGTAACTTTGTTGCCGATCTTACTGCTGGTGAAGGTATTGATGTTAGTGGTGGTGGCTCAGAAAACGCTACAATTACAGTTTCAGCAGAAGATGCTACTGAAACCAATAAAGGTATTGCATCTTTTGATGGCACAGATTTTACAGTTAGTTCTGGTGATGTCACAGTCAATGTTGAAAGAATACAAGATATAGTTGGTGGCATGGTTACTGGTAATACTGAAACAGGTATTACAGTTACTTATCAAGATGCCGATGGTACATTAGATTTTGTTGTTGGAACTTTGAATCAAGACACCACAGGTAACGCTGCAACTGCCACAGCTTTAGAAACTGCCAGAACAATTGGTGGTGTTTCTTTTGATGGTACAGGCAATATAGATTTAGCTGGTGTTAATACTGCTGGAAATCAAAATACTACAGGAAATGCAGCTACTGCTACAGCTCTAGCAAATGCGAGAACAATTGGTGGCACTAGCTTTGATGGTACTGCAAATATAGCAATTGCTTTGGCAGCAACATCAACAGCTTTAGCAACTGCCAGAAATATTGGTGGAGTATCTTTTGATGGTACTGCTGATATTACACCAACAACTTTTGGTGCTGCTACTTTTTCTGGTGACGTAAATGTTGATAGTGGTCTTTTATTTGTTGATGTAAGTGAAGATAAAGTTGGAATTGGAGAAACTTCACCTTTAGGAAATCTCTTTT